GCAAACATGAAACCTTATGATGGGCCTCGTGCAAATGCTAAGTTAAAAGAACTTGGTTTACAATATGCTGGTATGTCAAGTAAAGAAGCAGAAGGTATTGCATATGCTCGTCCTACTGGTTATTCTAAAGGTGTATTTTGGGATTCATTAGAACTTGCAAAGAAGTATGGTGGAACTACTTTTGCACCAGTAGTAATTTATGGTTATATTGAAAATCCAAAACCATCACAACTTGAAGCAGATCGCAAGACGTGGTTGAAAGACTTTAAACGTATGGAAGAGAAAATGATTGATGTCATTTCCTTTGGTATGGATATGTCTATTGGTGATGTTAGAAAAGACTTGAAATGTCCTTTTGTTTTTGGTGGGTTTCTTCCACAAGATACAACACCAAACTCATCTGGTAAAATTAAAGAAACAGGTATTGTCGATGAATATGGCAATCCATTTATAGGAAACTAAAATGAAAAAAGACACAATTGTAACAATTGCTCTAAACAATGGTGTAGAAATCATCGGTAAATTTATTGCCGATGATTTCAATAGCATCACAATTTATAAGCCAAGAATGGTACAAGCATCTCAACAAGGGGTGGGGCTTCTGAACGGAATAACCATCACAGGAATTGAGCCGAAGGGTGATTTCCAGTTTCCTAAATCTTCAGTAATGTTTATGATTGAAACAGTTGAAGAACTTGCTGCTGGTTGGACACAACAAACGAGTGGTATTGCAGTTCCAACAAAGAGTGGACTGATAAAGTAATGGACAATTTTATTCAAGTGTATGATGATGTGATTGGTGTTGATTTGTGCAAACAACTCATTGCCATGTTTGAAGAATGTGAACATCAACATGAGAATATTTCGTTGCAAGGCCATCGTTCATTTACTCAGATTACTCTTCAGAATCACAGTGATTGGAAGCCATTTTCTGAAGCATTACAACCAGTATTCTTTCAGTATGTATCTAAATACTGTAAAGATGCAAACGTAACAGATACTATGTTTCCAGAAAAATTCGCTTTCGAGCAATTTAGATTAAAACGGTACTTACCAAATGACTTTGACCAATTCAAGGATCATGTTGATGTTGGTAATTACAATTCTGCTCGTAGGTTCTTGGTATTCTTTTTATACCTTGATGACAATGAAGCAGGACATACTACATTCCCACAGTGGGATATTGCAGTACAACCAAAGGCTGGTAGGATTTTGATTTTTCCACCCCTTTGGCCGTGGCTCCATGCTGGAACGAAACCAGTAGAGAAACCTAAGTATATCATAGGAAGTTATTTACATTATGTCTGATATTCGTGACAAATATACATTCGTAGAAAACAAAGATAAGAAGTGGCAGTGTATTGGACTTACTGCTGAAGCTGGTAAGTATCAAGGCCTCGTCTACCAATATGGAGAAGTCAGAGTAATTGAGAATGAAGAAAAGACATCTGCCTCTTTACAATTCGACTTTGATGTGGTAGACTCTAATGGACTACCAGAAGAAATGCTAGATGATGATCTCTATGAATTAATGGGAGACATTCTAGCAGATATAATTGAACAACAGATAGCAGGGGATGCACTACAATATGTCAACACAGACGATTGAACGAACCACACTTAGTAACTTAGTATATAATGAACCTTATGCAAGAAAGGTATTGCCTTTTATAAAACCAGAATATTTCGGTAATCGTCACGAAAGAGTTGTATTTGAAGAAATCAACAAGTTCATGGAGAAGTATGGTAATCAACCTACCAAAGAAGCTCTCTCTATAGAACTTGATAACAGGAAGGACTTGACTGACGAAGAGTTCAAGTCAGTTCTAACTATTGTCGAAACACTATCTGATGCACAGGTTGATATGCAATGGTTAGTGGATACGACAGAAAAGTTTTGTAAGGATAAAGCAGTCTACAATGCTATCCTAAACGGTATTCAGATTATTGAGGGGAAAGATAAAGAACATACCGCTGAAGCAATACCGTCCATTTTATCTGAAGCACTTGCAGTTGCATTTGATCAGAATGTTGGACACGACTATGTAGAAGATGGTGAGAACCGATATGAGTTCTACCATAAGAAAGAAGAAAAACTAGAGTTCGACTTGGAATACTTTAACAAGATTACCAAGGGCGGACTACCACAGAAAACTTTGAACATTGCACTTGCTGGAACAGGTGTTGGTAAATCGTTGTTCATGTGTCACATGGCTGCGTCAACACTTATGCAAGGAAAGAATGTTCTATACATTACTTTGGAGATGGCAGAAGAACGGATTGCAGAAAGAATTGATGCGAATCTAATGAACATTACTATGGATGACTTACACGAGTTGCCTAAGAAGATGTTTACTGATCGCCTCTCCAAGATTCAAACAAAGACCAACGGAAAGTTAATTATCAAAGAATATCCAACTGCATCTGCTCATACTGGACATTTTAGAAGTTTGATTAAAGAACTGGCACTAAAGAAATCATTTAGACCAGACGTTATCTTTATCGACTATCTAAACATCTGTTCATCTTCACGATTTAAGGGGAATGCAAATGTTGGATCATATTTTTATATCAAAGCGATTGCAGAGGAACTTAGGGGCCTTGCAGTTGAAAATAATGTACCAATTATGTCGGCAACACAAACGACTAGAGGTGGATACTCCAATTCAGATGTTGGTTTGGAAGATACATCAGAAAGTTTTGGTTTGCCTGCTACGGCTGACCTCATGTTTGCCCTCATCTCGACAGAAGAACTAGAATCTCTAAACCAGATAATGGTAAAACAGTTGAAAAACCGATATAATGATCCTGGCGCTAACAAAAGATTTGTTATCGGTATTGACAGGGCGAGAATGAAACTATATGATTGCGAACAGGAAGCACAAAATGACATTATTGACAGTGGACAGGAAGATGACACCCCAGCATTTGATAAAACGACTTTCGGATTGGGTCTTGGAAAGAGCAAGACTTATGAGAAATTTGAGGATATCAAAGTATAAAAAACCAAAGTACTTTGTAAATAAAAATGGTATGTGGTGGGAAGTTGTTGAATTTCCTACAAACGACATTATACGCTCCTTTTCTAATAAAAGAGAAGCAGAGATGTTGTCAGAACAAATGACTAAGAATCCACCTTTTGGCGAAAGAACAATACCAAAGTTCTTAAAAGGTAAGAGTATTGACATTTCTGAATAATTGTGTTATTATAAATAGTAATGAAGAAACTATTTGTATGAATGGACACAGTGTAAATGTTAAACTTTTCAGGCTTTCTTGCCGAAGATAAAGGTGGGAAGAATCTACACCTAGAACATATCGAAGATGAAATTCTAAATTTCGGAATTGATGGCGGCCGTGCTTCCATCAATTTTCTTCGTTCTCTTAGAGATATGTTAGCAGGTGCATCTCGTTCATCTGTAAATATGACTGTCAAGTGGGATGGAGCTCCAGCAATCTTTGCTGGTATCGACCCAGAAGATGGTAAGTTCTTTGTTGCAAAGAAATCAGTTTTCAACGTAAATCCAAAACTATACAAATCTGCTTCAGAAGTTGATGCAGATGTTTCTGGTGCATTGAACTCTAAGTTCAAGACTGCACTTGCAGAGTTTTCTAAGTTGGGTATAACAGGTGTTCTTCAAGGAGACTTGATGTTCACTGACGATGTTGATACCACAACAATTGATGGTAAATCATTTTATACATTTCAACCAAACACAATCGTATATGCAGTTGATGTAAACTCAGACTTGGGTAAACAAATCAAGAATGCAAAGATTGGTGTAGTGTGGCACACCACATATTCTGGAAATGCACTACAAGATATGAAAGCATCATTTGGTGCAAACATCAGTGGATTGAATAAAACATCTACAGTTTGGATGGATGATGCCACTTATAAAGATGTATCTGGTAAAGCTACAATGACTGCCGCAGAAACCGAAAAGGTTACTGCATCACTATCTTCTGCTGGTTCTACATTCAGAACAATTAACTCTGCACTACTTACAAAGTTCCTTACACTACAAAATGGATTCACTGGTAATCTTGCTGGTGCATCTCTAAAAACTTACAACAATAGTAAGGTAAGACAAGGACAAAAGATTACTAATGCAAAGGCTCATGCTACTGGTTATCTGACATGGGTTGAAGATGCATTTCAAAAACAAATTGATAAACTCAAGACACCTAAGAATAAAGAAGTACTTGAAGTAAAGAAAAAAGAAACTATTCGTGAATTAAAGAAACACACTACTAATCTTGCAAATATTATCACATTTCAGAATCACATTGTTGATGCAAAGATGGGTATCGTAAGTAAACTAAATACTGTTAAGAGCATTGGAACTTTTATTAAGACTTCTAATGGATTTAAAGTTGTTAATCCAGAAGGATATGTTGCTATTGATAGGGTTTCTGGAAATGCAGTCAAATTAGTAGATAGAATGGAATTTAGTTTTAATAACTTTACTGCGATTAAAAGTTGGGATAAGTAGATGAAGAAGTTTTCAGAAATAAGAGAGGCTCGTGGTGATACTTGTGTATTTACCTTTGGTAGATTCAATCCACCAACGACAGGACATGAAAAACTATTAGACGCAGTTGCGACACAGGCAAAGAAGAACCCTGGCGCACCTTACTATGTGTTTGCTTCTCATTCTGAAAACGCAAAGAAAGACCCATTACCATATGCAAAGAAAGTTGCATATATGAAAAAGATGTTCCCAAAACATTCACGGAACATTGTTGTAGATAAAGCAAGAAATGTGTTTGAGATTGCAGTCTCACTACACAACAAAGGACACAAATCA